ATTTCCAGATTATTTTCCAAAAGATTTAAGTGTAAATATCGAGTTTAAATTAAATCAAGATGTTCCTTATGTAGATAAAAACTCAAATGGTTCAATAGGAGTATTGTTGTGGAGGGCTGTTAATAACAAATCGTTTGAGCTTTCTAAGTGTTATAATTGGGAAATAAAAAATCATTGTTTAATTCCAACTAAAAAAATCTAATATGGTTTGTACAATTAAAAATAAACAAATTACAGACTTAATTGATGTACCAGATGGAACTTATTTAGTAAAAATGATTTCTGATGATAACACATTAGAAAATTATAGAAGACATTACTTTTTTATTTTAGATGAAGTTGCTAAAATAACAGGAGATAATAAAGGTACATTACATAATAGAATAAAAGATGCTAATGGAATAAATTCAACATTATCTTTTAATAAAGCAGATTGGTGTGATTTTTTAGCAAAGACTAAAGAATATTTTTATCAGAAATTAGATTTAGTGTTTTAACATGGACAAAATAAAAATTTTTATAGAACGCTTAAAAAAGATTGGAGTTACTATAGAACTTGTTGCAAATTATCCATGGGTGTATATTGATACAATTAACGGACAGAAAGTTACAGAAAGATTTTGCGCAAATCACGGTTTTACTTTATGTTTTTTACCTATACGTAAAGGACAAGAATTAAAATTTACTGATATTACTGAAATATTCAGATTAATAAAAAAGTATGTAAAATATATTAAAACGTGATTAATAATTTAAAATTAATTAATCCTTTTTTAGAACCTAGTTCTGATGATGATTTTTGGTTTTTGCAAATTTTAGAAACATTATATAAAATATGAAAGGAATAATTTGTTTAGAGGGTGTTTTATATAATAATAAAATTTTACCATGGAATAGTCTTCACCATATAAGAGATACAATGTTATTTATTCATAATAATTGGGCAAGGCTTAAAATAAAACCTTATATTGGATATACTGTTGATTTTTTACTATCTAAAACAGGTGAAATATATGATTGTGCTATTTTAGAGAATAACAAAGCTATTAGTAAAGCACGGCAAGAAGAAATTGAAAGTAACTATAAAAATATAAAATATGAAAAATGATGTTAAAGAATATGATATTGAAGTATTTTTCAACATGTTTGAAGTAGGTATTAAAGATTTTAGAACTAAAGAAGTTATAAATTTAGAAATCTCAGAAGAATTTGATCAGAGACAAGAAATTTACGACTTTTTTAGTTCTTATGATGGATATTTAATAGGTTTTAATATTATTTCGTATGATAATTTAGTAATTAAATATTATCTTAAAGAATGGAGCAAACTTAAAAAATTACCTAAAAAAGAACTTTTAATTAAATTTAAAACATTTTCAGATAAAGCAATTAATTCTGAATTAAATTGGGAATATTTAAAAAATTATAAATATTTTGAAGTTGGTTGGAAAGTCGCTGATTTATTTTGCTACTGGTCTAAAATGCTGCGCATCAGTAAAAAAATCAGTTTAAAATCACTTGCTATACAACTAAATTATGAAGAAATACAAGAATTACCATATCCACATGATTCTATTTTAACACTTGAACAAATAAGAGAAGTTAGAAGATATAATAATATAAACGATTTAGGTATTACTGATTTACTTGCTGAAAAAATGCGTGAAGACATAAAATTACGATTAAATATTCAAAAAGAATATAATCTTAATTGTATGTCGTGGGATGCTCCTAAAATAGCAGCAGAATCTCTTTTACAAGATTATTGTAATCAAACAGGTAAAGATATTCAAGAAGTAAAATCTCTTAAATTTCAACCTTATACAGGGTTTATTGGAGATTTAATAAAAGATGTACCTTTTGAATTTCAAAACAAACAATTACAATTTATTTATGAAGAAATATTAAAGTCAAATAGGTCTTTTTCTAAAGAATTTACATTTATTTCAGGAGAAACAAGATTAAATATCTCCTTAGGAATAGGGGGCGCGCATAATATTTTTGAAAATCAAATATATAAACCAAAAGAAGGAGAAATTATAATTAGCAGTGATGTATCTTCAATGTACCCAAATATTATAATTAATCATAATTGTTGTAGATTTCCAGAACTTATTGAAAGATATAAAAGTATAAAAATAGAAAGAATCGCTGCCAAAAAAGCAAAAATTAAACAAAAAGATGCTTTTTTTAAGATCATTTTAAATTCTTTCAGTGGATTAATAGATAATGAACATTCTCCATTATATTATCCTGAAGGAGCACTTAAAATGAGAATTTTAGGACAACTTACTATTTTAAAAGGTATTGATTTGTGTGTTTCTAAAGGATATAAAGTAATCATGGTTAATACGGATTCGATAGATTGTATTATTAAAGATTCACAAGAAGAAGAATATACACAATTAATTGATTCTTTTGGTAAAGAACAAAATTTAGATTTTGAACATGAAAAAATAATTTTTACAGTTGCAGCAAATATTAATAATTATATTCAACTTTCTACTACAGGTAAAGTTAAAAAAAAAGGATTATTTAAATGTAGAGAAGATATACCTTTAGGTGATTCAGTAAATGAATTAGTAGTACCAAAAGCACTTGAAAACTATTTTATTAATAATATTCCTCTTGAAGAAACTATAAAAAATCCAGAAAAATACGGTTTAACTATTTTTGATTATTGCTGTTCTAAAAAAATAAGTCATGAATATGATGTGTTTTATAATGGTAGCAAAATTCAAAATTTAAATAGATATTATTTTTCACATCCCACTCCATTTTTATTCAAAAGAAAAAATTCAACAGCTAAAAAACAAAAAGCAAATGCTGATTTTGAACATTTACATGTAGGAGAATCTGTAGTTATTTATAATAAACATGAGCCAAAATCTTGGGAAGAATATAATATTAACTATAAACACTATATAGCAAAAGCACGTGAAATAGTAGACCTTTTAGAATTAAAACAAAAACAATTAAGTTTATTTTAAAAATATGAATATAAAAACAAGTAAAGCCATAATTCATAGAATGCGTGAATTAGGTATATCAATGAGAGATATGCATTCTGCTATTTTTGTATTACTAGCATTATATAATGATGAAATTGATCTTTTAGATTTTGCTGACCAAGAAAATAAAGAAAAGACACTTTTATCTTTATATAAACATCTTGCAATAAAAGAATTATTACAAGAAGATAAAGCTGGAGCAATTCATTTTAAATTAACAAAATTAGGTGAATCTATTGCTGAATTTCTATCTGAAGAAATAGAACATACTATTGAAGAAGAAATAAAACATCAAGAATCCAATAATCCAGAAGATTGGATTACAGATTACATAAAATTGTTTCCAGAAGGAAAGCCATATGGCAGACCTTATAGAATAAGTAAAAGTGAATGTTTGCCTAAAATGCTAAAATTTTTAGACAGATTTGCTACAACAAAAGAAGAAGTACTTGCTGCTACTGAAATGTGGATTAATTCTTATAAAAATTCAGCAGATGGTATAGAAAAAATGCGTGATTCTCGCTACTTTATAAGTAAAGAAATTCCTGGAAAAGGAATAGTTTCTGATTTAGAAACAGCAATAGAAATGTATAGAGATACAAAAGATAATCCTATACAAAATTTTAATAAAAACTTGATGGATATTATATGATAAACGTGAAATTTTGGGAAGAAGAATGGCTCGCTGATTATATCTTAGAACATGGTTTAATAGAACCTACTAAATTTTTGCATATGGATATAAGTAGAGAAGAAATGATTGAACTTGTGCAGAAAGATATAGATGACAAAGATGAAGATTAACAGTTTAAAACATTAAAAAATAATGTTATATGATGAAGTATTAAACGAAATTGTAGTAAAAAAAGATAGAAAAGAAAGAGGAATGTTTAACGGTATTCCTTTTCCTTTTGTTAAATATCAAGAATTTTATCCAAGTATAGATAAAGGTCACTATCTTCAAATATTAGGTGCAACAGGTCAAGGAAAAAGTAAATTTAAGAGATTTTTAATGTATAAAATGATAGACTTTGCTATGGGTTCAAACTATCCTTTAAAAATACTTGATTTTTCTTTAGAAGACTATAGAACAGAAGTTTATAAACAAATAATGATTCATTATTTACATGAAAAATATCAAGTAGATTTAAGTAAAAGATATTTAAATTCTGTTGATCATCCGCTAAATGATAAATATATTGAATTGATAAAAAATGAAGAAAAATTCTGGAAAACTTTTGAAGATTATGTTTGGATTATAAATGATGCAACAAGCCCTAATGAAATAGAAAAAACATGTTTAAAAGTACATGAACGTTACGGTAAAACACATCATATAGTTGCATTAATAGATAATTATGCTAACATTACTAGAGATTCAGAAGATAGTGATGAATGGAGTGCTGTTAAAAGATTATCTCGTAACATAATAAGATTGAATTTATGCAAAACTAAAAAAATGTCTGTTATAGCTGTTCTTCAACAAGACTTTGATTCAGACCGATTTGCTTTTAGAAATGCAGGAAAAGGTTCAATACTACAATTAGAACCAAACTTATCTTCCGTGGGAGACAACAAGGTTATCACTAGAGACGCTTTTGTAGTTTTTGCTTTATTTAATCCAGTAAAATATGATATAGAATCATATCCTAATCATGATGGTTACAATATAAAAATTCTTAAAGACAAATTTAGATCTTTATTAATGTTAAAAAGTAATTTATCTGAAATTGCACCAAGATTAGGTTTATTATTTGACGGTAAATATGAAATATTTTCTACTTTACCTTTTACTACAGATAAAGAAGCTCTTGATAAAATATATAGGGATGTAATTCAACAAGAAGAAAAAAAAGTAGCAAGAATACAAGGAAAATTAATATAGTAATAAATTATAAATTTTTATGTTAAATAATAAAATATACCGAGTAAAAATAACAAGCGAATTTGAAATAGAAGCACCATCAGATGAACAAGCAATTACACATTTAATAGAAAATTTAGATGAAGCTGTTATGTTTGATAGTGTAAGAGAATTATTAACTTTTAAAGCTGTAAAAAGCCGACTTAGATCTAAAAAATTAATAAAGATCAAATGAAATACGAAGTAACAATAAAAAGTAAAATGATTTTGGAAGCTAATTCTATTCAAGAAGCAGAAGAACTGGCTAAACAAAAAATGCAAGACAGAATAAATTGTCAAGGTGTTGAAGAATCTTTACTGTTTACAGCTAAAGAAAAAATAGTAAATAAAAATTTGGGATTTAGTAAATAATGTAGTAAATTTGTAAAAGAAAAGGAGGTTAATGGATCCACCTAATTAATAATTCAAAAATATTCAAACAAATTTAAAAATTAAAAGTTAATAAAAATGTCTCGTAGTGTATTTATAATTGCACCATCAGGTGCTGGTAAAACAACTTCAATAAGAACACTGAATCCAAATGAAACGTTCTTAGTGAATTGTTTAAATAAAGAATTGCCTTGGAGAGGTAGTGCTAAACAATATACTCCTATTAAATTAAAAGGTACAAGACCTAATATGGAGTGGGAAAGTGGCAATATGTTTGTAACATCATCTGCACAAGCTATACTTAGCTATATGGATTTTGTTAATACAAAGATGCCTCACATAACTAATTTTGTTATTGATGATAATACATTTGTAACAGCATTAGAATTGCAAAAACGTTCAGGTGAAACTGATTGGAAAAAATTTAATGATATTGCTCAAAATTTTATTGATATTGCTTTTAAAAGCAAAGCATTGAGAGATAATCTTACTGTCTTTATTCTACACCATACTGTTCAAGAAGGTGATGGAATACTAGAAGATAAAAAATTCAGAGCAATGTCGTATGGGAAGCTTATTGACGAGAAGCTAGGTTCTCAAGAAGCACAATTTTCTTTGGTTTTAAGAGCAGCTAAAGAAATAAATAATGATAAAATAGAATATGTGTTTTATACAAGAGACGCTAATTCTACAGCTAAAACACCAGATGGAATGTTTGATAGTGATAAAATTCCTAACGATTTACAATTAGTAAAAGATGTTATGAATTGTTATTATTCAGATGATTGTATGGACAATAAAAAATAAATAAATTAAAAAAAAACAAATATATGAGTGAAACACTAAAAAAAGAAGTTATAGACTTCGGACAAATAACGGTACAAAGTAATACATATTTGAAACCTGGACAATATGTTTTGCATATTGAATCAGCAAAATATGAAAAACCAGCAGATAAAACTCCTTACTTGAATGTAGAGTTTGCAGGTGAACAAGGTAAAGTTGATACTAAAATGTATATAACTGCTAAAGCTTTAGAAAGATTGCAATATTTGCATCAAGAATGGGTAGGCAAACCTTGTGATAAAAAATTTGATTCTTTTGATGCTGTAGGAGCATATTATGAAAAATTGCTTAATGACACTAGGATTAAAGCTAAAAACAAAAGAATGGTTATTGGTGGAAAAGATGTTAATGGTAAAGTTTATGCAGAAGTAGGCTTTACTAATTATGTTATTCCAGATAACGTAGCAGACTTTGAAGAAGGTGCTTTTGAACCTGGTACTCCAAAATACATTATGGTAATACGTAAGCAAGTTAGCACAGCTCCAAACACAAATAACGTAGCAACACCAACATCTGGTATAGAATCAAATAGTACTGAGGATGATGGATTACCATTTTAAAGAAATAAAATATGTTCCAAAAAAGTTACAAAAATAATTTATTAACAATTAAACAATAATAACAATGGCAAAATCATCAAGAAAAGCAGCAACAAAAAAACCAACTGCTGCACAACAAAGACAAATGCAAGCACAAGCACAAGCTATGCAACAACAACAAATGCAATCTCCTTCTCCAGATCAAGGTCAGCCTATGATGAAAAAAGGAGGGCAAATGAAGAAAAAAAAGTGTTAATTTGAAACCATTATTTTATGGCAAACATGAAAAATCAAAATAAGAAAGAGGCTACAAAGAGTACACCTGCTTCTCAAGGTCCTGCTAATACTAAAAGTAAATCAAAAACAGAACCTACTCGTAATGCTCCTGCGTCAAATGTACCAACAGGAAAAGTGAATGCTCCAGCACAAGCTAAGCCTTCATCTAAAAGTAAAAAATGTTAATTTTTATTAATTTTTAATTAAAGCTACAGATGTAAAAATCTGTAGCTTTTTTATTTTTATTATATGCTAAAATACGAAAATATAAAACTAGTAATAAGTGAGGATTGGAATGAATTAGTTGAAAAAACTTATAACAGACCTTACAATATTCAACAACAAGATGGTTGTTATAAACCTGAAGAAATGGTTATTCTAAATATTCCAGATCAAGATTTTGATGATGAAATGATTGATTTTATACCTAAAGAAGAAAATAATTACGATCAAGATTTTGAAGGTGTAAAATTTGAATTATGGTTAAAAGATTATGAACCTAAACAATTTACAAAACATTTTTGGTATCGTAGTTTTTATCCTGATTTACAAACAGTAGCAAATGACCTATGTAAAAAAGGATTAATAGAACCAGGAAAATATATAATTAGAATAAGTTGGTAAAATTAAACATATGAAAATAATAAAATTTTGTAAAGAAGGTAAAGCTGTTTCTGATTTTGAAATTGCTAATTATGTTGACAGCATATTTGAATCAAATAAGAAAACTTTTAGTGTTTCCACTAATCTTGTTCTTGATGAAATAAGAAAAAGAGTAAGATTAAAAAAAATTAATATAAGTGATGTTTTATTTAAAATAGAAAATGAAGACGGTGTTCTTGTGGATGTTAAATTAAATGAGTATGGAGGACAAGCTGAATATTTTCCGTCACAAGAAGTATTTCTAAGAACTGCAATAAATTTAACTTAAAATAATAAAATATGTGTTACAATAATACAAATTATAGTGAAGAAGATATAAATGGAGTATGTCCTGATTGTGGTGAACCAACTGTAGATGGTAATACTTATGACAGATGTTATTATTCTCCAACATTGTGCGATACATGTGGATATGCACCTTGTGATGGTAGTTGTTAGTTTAAATTTATAAACAATGGAATCAAATAATAAAAACTATTGGTTTAGTTCAGACTTCCATATAGGACATACAAATATATTAAAATATGACAACAGACCTTTTAGTTCTATTGAAGAACATGATGCTACATTATTAAAAAGATATAATAATTTAGTAGATGCAAAAGATGATTTTTATTTTTTAGGAGACTTTGCTTTAGGTTGTCACCCCAATAAAGTATATGCGACCATATCACAAATGAATGGAAATAAATTTTTCATTAAGGGCAACCATGACAGAAAAGAAACAGTAAAAGCGTATGAAAAATATGGTACTTTTTTAAATGGTTATGCTGAAATTGAAATAGAACGACAAAGAATAATATTATGTCATTATCCACTTAGATGTTGGAATGGTAGTAATAAAAATTCTATTCATTTATATGGTCATTGTCATGGTTCAATAGAAAAATTTCCTAATGGTAAATCTATGGATGTAGGGATTAATCTTAATAATTATTATCCTTTTAATTTTAATGATATTATGCAAATAATGAATAAACGTCAAAAATTTTGTTTAGACATTCCTTAAAAAATTAAAAATGAATGATGTAATTGATTTTAATAAAATTAGCAGTGGAAAACTTACTCCAGATTTTATTTTAAGACAAGTAAGTGATACAGCAATAGTATGCATGTACCATGGTAAATTTAAATTAAATGAAAGAGTTAGCCATCCTTTTAGAAAAGATTCTAATCCTTCTGCTGTTTTTTTTATTTCAAATCGTGGTCAATTATGTTTATATGATTTTGTAAATGGAGAAGTATTAAATTGTTTTAGATATGTGATGCGTAAATTCAATTGTAATTTCTATGAAGCATTGAAAAAAATTGCATATGACTTTGGCTTAATTGATAAAAAAATAAAAGTAAAAAAAGAAATTTTTGATTATGCTAAAGAAGTTGAAGTAGAAATTAAAAAAGAAACATTAATTCAATTTACATATAAACCTTTTACAAAAGAAGCTTTAAAATACTGGAGTTTATTTGAAATTGAAGAAGCAGAATTAAAAAAAGAATCTGTTTTTCAAGTAGATAAACTATGGTTAAATAAAAATGAAATACATAATAGAGGTGGTTATTTGAGATTTGCTAAAATAGAAACTTGGCAAGAAAACAATGAACCTAAAACAGGTACAAAAATATACTCACCTGAAAATCAAAATCTTAAATGGCTTTCTTCTATACCTTTAACTATACCTATGTGTATGAATACATTACAGTATAAAGATAATAGAGTATTAGTTGAAAAAAGTTTTAAAGACGCAATTATTGCAAAAAAATTTTTTTCAGATGTAATTGCTGTACAATCTGAAAATCCTGCATCCGTTACTCAAGAATTAATTATTGAATTAGATGCAAAATTTGACATAAAAATTTACTTCGGAGATCCTGATCCACCAGGAATAAAATCTAACATAGAAATGGCTAAAAAAGGCTTTAACATTGATTATTGCCTTTCTCCAGAATTATACGAAAAGTATAAAATAAAAGACCATAGCGATTACGTTAAAACATTTGGTCTTTATCAATTTGAACAATATTTAAAAGAAATAAATTTAATTTGAAATGTATATAGTAATAGAAGTGTTTGATAAATTATTCTTTTCTATAGTAACAGATTTAGGAGGACGACCTTTAATTTTTAAAGAAGAACAAGACGCTAAAAATAAAGTAAAATATTGTCAAAATGGTATAGTAATAAAGATATGAAAATAGTAAGACATTTAAAATCCAATAAAAAATACCTTAAATTTTGCCGTACTAAAATAAAAATAGAAAGAGTTTGGCAAAATGCAATAATTTATATTTGTTTATATTTAAACAAAGATGGTATGATTTGGGTTAGATTAGAACAAGATTTTAATAACAATTTTAAATAAAAAAAATGGAATTACAAAAAGAACATAGATATTTAGTGAGACATTTATACGCTAATGTTGTAGATGAAGTATTGGTATTAGATATATCAAATACTTGTTTTTTAACGAAAATTAATAAATCTTCATCAACTACTTGGAAGATTAAAGATTTATTTTTAAAAGATCATATTATTCTTGAAGACTTAGGTATTGCAGAAGAATTTGTTAAAAAAGATACAAAAGATGATCAACTACAACAGAATAAAATGACTATTGAAGATATAGTTAAAAAAATTAAAGATGAACATGGTAGAAAAACTAATATAGAAGACGCATATTGTTATTATTATCAAAAAAAATCATATAGATTATAATTTAAAAAACGATACTCAAATTACAGGGCTTTGGTGCAATATAGCTAAAAATAATTGGGATGAACCAATAGTTAAAAATATAATTAAAAAATATTATAATAATAAATTAAAATATGAATAATAATAGAATAGAAATTAATGAAGAAACACCGTATAGATTAATTGCAACTTATGGAACATTAAGGAAAACAACTACGTTTGGTGAATGTGGTAATTATAAAGGATTACTTAAAGATAAATCTGAATTTTTAGGTACAATTAAAAGTCCTGCAAAATATACTCTAACAGGCAAAGGATGTGGATTTCCAATTACTGTTCGTAACGGTAACACAGCAATTACTTTAGACATATTTAAAATAACTAATGCAGAAGTTCTAGAAAATGTACACAGACTAGAAGGTTGTACAGGTATTCCAGGTCATAAAAATAATTGGTATGATATAGAATTAATTGAAACTCCTTTTGGAGAAGCAGCTATTTATGTTATGGATGGACAAGGTAAATCAGGTATAATAGAGTCAGGTGATTGGTCTGATAGATAAATAAAAATTATAATTTAAGTAAGGCTATTATTAATTTAATAGCCTTTTTTATTAATTAAAAACTAAAACAAAACAAAATGAGTTTTCAACCAGGAGATATAGTAAGAGTTAAAAAAGATTTTTCTAAAGATGGTACTAGTTTAAATTTAGCATTAAACCATCAAAAAAATGGTTTTTATTATAGAATTACTAATCAAAAACAAATTAATTATACAAAAAAATGGAATGGTAGCGACTATACTTTAATAGAAATATATAACTCTTTTAAAGATATTATAAATATACTTAATAATGAAAAAAAAGAACATTCAAATTTACCTTATATTGCTTTAAGAGAAGAAGATATTGAAAAAGTATCTGAAGAAGAGATTGTTATTTTTGAGCAGCATTTGCAAAATTTTAAAAAATCTATTTCTATTGATGCACTACGTAGTAAATTTGAAAAAGTTCCTAATGTAAGTTACATGAATAGAACTTTTAAATTTGAAGAAAAACAAGAATTAGATACTAATTGGAATAACATTACAGTAATTCCAGATGAAGTTAGTAATAAAGAACACCATTATTTAGCTCAATGTTGTGCATTAACTAAAAATAAACATGTAAATAAAGTTTATATTCCTATAATATGGTTTAATTATTTTGGTTATACAGAATATGATTTTGTACAATGGTTAGCGTTCATTAAAAAATGTAATACTGATTTTAATTATACATACCATGGTGTGGATAATTTAAGTCCTTGTTATAGTGAAAAAATTATAATAGAAAAAAATAATACATTTTTAAAAAATAACTCTGATAAAGATTATGCGTATTTTTTAGATCTTGAAAGACTAAAACCAAGAATAATTCCATCAAATGAAACTGGATATATTTCTGTAACTTTAGAAAAAAATAAAATTGCTTTGCAATATTTAAATTTTATTTTATTGCGTTTTATTTATAATACTGACTATTGGTGTATTCCAGGACACGCCATGCAAATAAAAGATGCTTTAGGTAATCTTGTAACACATTTCCAAGCAATTTTAATGGCAACGCTTTATCATCCTTATTTAGATTATTATGGATTATCTAAACAAAAAGATAAAAATACTTATGTTTGGAAATATAAAGATTATTGGACAGATGATTCTAGATTTACAAATGTATTTATAGATGAAAAAACTTGGAAACAAAATTTAATTGACTCACTTTCTCCTAATTTTTCTTTTACTCTAGTAAAAGGATTAGATAGAGCCGTAATTAAAAATTATTTTGACAATAAAGATTGGTTTGGATTATATTGGTATGTAAAAGAAAATACAAAATAACATGAAAATAGAAAATTATCAAATAGGTTGTGATAACGAATTATTTTTGAAAGATAAAATAACAGGTAAATATTATACAGCAGAAGGTATAATAAAAGGAACAAAAGCAAATCCTTATAAATTTGATCCTTTAAATGATTATTTTGCAACATCACTTGATTGTGTTTTAGCAGAATATAATATACCACCTGCTAAAAATCCAGAAGAATTGTGGGCAAGTATTGAAAAATGTCATCAATACATTAAATCATTACTTCCTGAAAATATGATTATTTCTTGTGACCCTGCTGCAAGATTAGACGAAGATCAATTAATTACACCAACATCAATTATTTTTGGTTGTGAAACTTCATTGTCGTGTTATAGTGAAGAAGAAATAAGACCAATAAATACTGGTGATAATTTGAGGTCAGCCGGAAGTCATTTTCACAGTGGTTATGACAATCCAAATGAAGAAATAAATAGAGAAGCTGTAAGAGCTATGGATTTATTTATAGGCGTTCCTTCTATTCTTATTGAGCCAGAAAATGAACGTAAAAAAGTAGGATATGGTTGTGCAGGCAACTATAGAAATAAAAAATATGGTTTTGAATATAGAAGTTTATCTGCTTATTTTACTTCAGAAAAACGCTTAGTTGAATGGGTTTTTAATAATAGTAAAAAAGCAATTCAATTTGTAAATGATAATAATGTAAAAGACATTATTGATTTAGGACATGTAATACAATCTTGTATTAATAATGAAAATAAATATACAGCAGAACTATTAGTAAAAGAATTTAATTTAGAACTAGTTTAATATGACAGAATGTTATTTTTATGATGATGGACATGGTAAAGGTAGTTATTGTTCAGGTATGAGTTGTGGTCAACCAAAATGTAATTTAAGTAAAAAACTTATTACACCAGAATGTGAAGGATTGTTTGTAAAATGTGAGTTAAATAAAAAAGAAGCCATAAGTAGAATACAATTAATATCATGCTATCAAAGCAATATAAAAAAATTAAAACAAAAAATATAAAATATGCAAAAAACAGTAAAAAAAATAATTAAAGAAACTGATTTTAAAGTAAAGGTGCTTACTATGCATCCATCATATTCAGATTTAAAAAAAGGATTACCTCGTTTTCCTTTTAAATCTGTAATTCGCTTCGGCTCTACTACAGAAGTAGAAGATACTTTTATGAATGGAGGCAAAACTATAGAATTAAATTCTGTAGAAGGAGTATTGAATAGTAGTTCTAAAATAAGAATGAAAAATTGCTTTACACGTGCTGGTGTAAAAACAGCACCATGGTTTTTGCTAAATGACTTTGAAAATCTAAATACATTTGTTGATATGACAACAATAACTAAAGAACCTGTTATTGTTAATATTGATAAATTACCATATCCTATTATTGCTAAAAATCAATGGTCAAGTAGAGGA